ACAGCATATAAAGGTTTAGAATACAAAGAAGAGTTATTGCTTCAAAAAGAGAAGCCTAGTACCTTAAACAATGTCTTTCAGTTATTGCTAAACCTTGGCGTACTCTATATAGCAAGCAAACTATATGTTGACATTTGGCGTTCTTTGACTGGACACTGAAAGATTTATATAAATTAACCTCTACCCTGCTATAATAGTGGAATAGGAGAAAAATGTCTAATCCATCAAATTTATATGCAGAAAAAGTATATTCAGAACATCCGCTTGTTCTGTGGGCATTAGATGATACGGTTGACTATAAAAGTTTAATCTCTGAAGCACGACGTAATCTTGCAACCTTGTGGACACCAACAAATGCTGCTCTTGCAACATCCTCTGAAGATCTATCTGAGCCATTTCCAGATAGTCATTTAAACAGAGTTAGGGTTAATGTCCCAGTATCAGAAACACTTGAAGCATCAATTATTAGTCCCAACATACTTAATTTTAATACCCTTGCAGATCTTGGAACGTTTACTATTGGATCATATTTTTATTCAAATAGTTTATTTTTGCAAACGGTGTCAATAGGATATGAATACACAGATCCAGCCACATCAACCATAGTTCAAAATTTAAAAACTTTTACCAGTACACTTTATCAAAAATGGGGTTTTATTTCTGAAACTTTTGAAATTCCAAATGTTTCTGCACAACTAAGGCTTGTAATTAAGATTAAAGTTTTTGAGGGGTCAACAACATCAGCAGATAACTAATTCTATATAAATGGTATTACCTTGGGTCAGTGGAATGAAGAATTTAATACATATTCTTTAAACGGAATAACAGAAACTACAGTGCCAACAAGTATAAGCATTTACGGTGGATATGATGCAGTAGAAGCACAAGCATATGGAGTTGCAGAAGATTCTGGATACTATATTACTGAAGGTGGTTTAAAATGTAAAAATGCAGGTATCCCATTAGTTTATGGCGCAAGTGGAGTAACAAGAATAGAACCAAATACTGACGCATCTTTAATACTTCCAGGTAAAGGATTTTTAAATAAAAAAGGGCAGTACAACGACTACACTATTGAGTTCTGGGCAAGAATAGCAGTAAATACATCCACACCATTTAAAATTTTTGGACCAATAGCATCAGAAGATGGATTGTATGTTGAAGATGGATTCTTAACATTAGTTATTGGTGATCAGTTTGCTTCACATTTCGTTGGTGAATGGTTTAGGCCAATGCTTATTCACATTCGTTTAATTAGAAATTCTGCATCTTTATTAGTTAATGGCGAAGAGGTTTTATCTTTATCTTTAGATACCTCTACCTTAACTCTTCCAGAAGAACTTGATAACGGTGGAGATAGTCAAGACTGGGTAGGATTCTATGCAAGCAATAATGTGTATCCTTTTGAGATTGACTGTGTTGCTATATATTCTTATCAAGTTCCAGTTACAGTTGCAAAGCGCAGATGGGTCTACGGACAAGGAGTTGTTTCTGCAGAAGGAATAAACTCATCATATGGAGGAACAACTGCCTTTATAGATTATCCATTTGCAGATTATACTTCTAACTATAATTATCCAGATTTTGCTGGCTGGGATCAAGGAAGTTTTGATAACCTATCAACTAGTCAAACAAGTCTAAGAACACCAGAGTATTCCTTGCCAGAAATATTTTTAGGAACAAAAACATTGCAAGACTTATATGATGACAACAAAGATGTACAAGACAACGAGTCTGGTCCTGTTATTACCGATAGGTTTTTGTCTTTTAGACCCAACAATACGTGGAACTCTATTGAGTCATACATTAATTTTTCAAGGTTTAATTTATTGTCTAGCGAAGTTGAGAGTTGCTATGGCGTCTTTAGTTCTCATAACCTAGCATCAGATGAAATATTATTTAAAATATATAATCCATCAAACAATAACTATTTTACAATTCTTAAAGATGGAAATTTAATAAAATATTCCTTAACCTATAACGGAACTACGCAATTGCTATTTACCTCTACGGCAATAACCGCTAACAGCCTTTTTGCAGTTGGATTTAATATAAAAACATTATCAGAAAAATTTGGCAGCAATGTAAGTTCATTTTTTGGAAATCAAAGTTCATTAAAAATGTATGTCTGTGGAGATGATTCTGGGGACTATACCTTTACAGGAAGACTTTATTCTATTGGGCTAGGAACAACATTAAATTCTACAAAAATAACAACCTATATTGATACAAGTGGATTTATTGAATTAGACAAGGGTCAGCAATTAATTGATCACACAGCCAGTTATACAATTCTTCCATCAGAAGCATATGAAAAATATTTCTTAGATATAGGCGTTGCGGGGTACTGGCAAGACTATCTACCACTTTCTTACTTTGCTCAATTTGTAAAAAATAATAGTGGTGAAGAATTTTATGAGATAGACTTTTTACAATTTAATTTAGGATATCCAACAACAACAACTTTACAGCAAGAATCTGGAATGACATCTTCTTATTACAATACAGATGGCGCACAAATAAAAAGTTATGTAACATTTCAGTATGTTGCAGATGGTGCAAACGTTCCTACTTCTTTTGCTAATGAAGAGCAGCCAGATGAGTATAAAGTCCTTGATTTAAATAACTACGAAGACTGGGAAACAACAAGATTTGAGATTTTAAATAATACATTAATTTATCCAATTAAAACTGTAGATTTTAATAGACTTGCAATTGTTTATAGTCTTGAATTTAACAGTCGTGGAGTTTTAACAAAGCCAATTTTATTAAATAAATTACAGTTAGCCTCTCAAGCATTTAACGACAATTCTTTTAATCCAGTAGGAACAAGGTTTGGAGTAGACCTATTTCCATATAAAAAGAATGGCATTTATTTTGACTACAAGTCTAAGAATCCATTTAGCATATACAAAGAAAGCACCCCATACTTATATTTGACAAAAACATCTGGAATTGAAGTACGTGGTGAAATAAATATTCTAGAAAATCGTGGGTTAAATCTTCCAATTAACAAGGAACTAGCGACTAACTATAAAGTAAGCGCTATGCAACTGTGGCTAAGATATGATCAAGATGCGTTTCCAGCAACAGCAACAGAGATTTTTGAAATTAACCATAAGAGTGGAACTCTAAAGTTTTACTTACAGGCAAACAGCACTGACTTGGATAGAGGTAGAATATTTGTTTTAAATCAAAACGGCATACCTTATAATGGTGTTGGATTTTATTTAAATGGTAGCCTAGTAAGAGAGCCAGTCCTATCTCTTAAAGAGTGGTCATCTATAGGTGTAGCATTTTTAACCTCTCTTGTATATAATTCATATCTTGGAAGCATAAATTTGACAGGACCAATATTATTTAACAACATTGCATATTATCAGGCAAACAGCCTACAAGAGGTTGAAAGCAGAACCTTTAGGCCTTGGTTCCAGGTATTAACAGACGGTATAACAACAAATGATTGGCAGTTCTGGTTTAATAACTTTACTTGGGACGGTATGTTAGTAATAGGATCATCAGAGTTCTATGGTATTAATCCTTCAGATATTTATAAAACATATATAGGCACAAATAAGATAATCGTTGATGATGGAGAAGGCTTAGTCTATCAACCTGAAAAATTAAATGTATATGCAGATACTGAATGGTCAACTAACGTCTCCACACCAGTATAGTCTGATATACTTATGGTTATGGAATCTTTAATTAACCCAAAAACTGGTAAACCTTATGTTAAAAATGTACGTCGTCAGGTAATAGATAAGCATTATGACTGGGGTCTTTACGTATATAAGAAATCTAATGGTAAATGGTTTACAGATGATGAAGGCTCAGTTTTAAACATTCCGTCTGTCCGTGGAGATCTTACAAAAATTGCAGAATTAAAAAAGGTTGCAATGCATAATGGAGATGATGGACTTGGACAAGCGGTATTTGTGGCTGGTTTAACTCAGGTTAGTGAAGAAGAATATTCGGAACAGAAAGAAAGACTAAGAGAAGGACTAATTCCTTCAATGAATGACTTAGGTGCTTGGCATGCAGCACAACAAACATTAGAAAAGCATGGAAGAGGTGCAATAGATGAG